ATATAAAAATATTAGTAAAAGTGAAGTCATTGACGAAAACTAAACTAAAGAGATTATTTAACTAAATGAACAAATAAAATAATTAAAGTAATTACCCAATTTTTTAAACTTCTTATAGAATTAAGAAAACTAAAATACACATCTATGAATCAATTACTATGAGAAATTGAAGACAAGAAAAGTCCTTTTAAATTTGACGTTGGAGATTATGTCAAAGTTGAAAATTTAGACGTGCATGACTTTGCAGAGCATCCATATACAAATGATTACTTTACAATTTCAGGCGAATATTACATAAGTAGCCGATTTAGGATGTGGGATAAAAATCAATTTGTAAGCAAGTATATTTTGCAGCAAACAAATGAACCTTTTCATTCACATCAGTGCTATCAGAACGATTTACAAAATAACAAATCAAAGGATGACCAACATACACCCAACAGCCGTAATATACGATAATGTATTTATTGGCGACAATGTAGAGATAGGCCCATTTTGCATAATCGGATCGCATGCTGAAAACAAAGCGACATGGGGGCAACAAGGCATGGGTGTGATAATCGGCAAAGGCTCGGTAATTACGGGCCATTGTACTATTGATTCAGGCGTTGAGAACGTTACCCGAATTGGTAAGAATAGCTTTATTATGAAAGGATGCCATTTGGGCCATGACGTTGTTTTAAAAGATAACGTAACAATAGCACCGCACGCTGTAATTGGCGGCCATGTTGAGATAGGAGCGAACGCTAATATTGGCATGGGTGCAATGATCCACCAACGGTGCAAGATAGGCCACGACTCAATGGTTGGCATGGGGTCGGTGGTTACAAAGAAAACCCCTATTTGGCCCTTCGGAAAGTTTAGCGGTTGCCCCGCTAGGCATATGGGTATTAACCGAGTTAAAATGAGTAATTCAGATTATTACGCAATACAAGTAGCATGGAAAAAAGAGTTGTAATATGCACCGCTATGCACGGGCGACAAGATACTGTAAGGTACTGCTATGAAAAGATGAAACACTTACCGGTTGAGTTTATGTATGGTTACACGAATATTTCAGACGGTGAGTTTCTGCAAGATATGTTAGATAGTGGCGTTACTTATCGCGTGGCAAATCAACCTTTATTCAATAAGTTTCAAGTTGGAATTGACTTGCTAAAACAGCTAACTTTTGATGTCGCCATTATGCTAGGTAGCGACGATTACATTGATGAAAAGTTCTTAGATTACGTTTGTAAACAAGCGGAGAAATACGACTTTATAGGATTTAAAGACATTTACTTTGAGCAAGGAGAAAAGACCTACTATTGGTCAGGCTACACGAACCACAGAGAAGGAGAGCCAAGCGGTGCCGGTAAGACTTACACTAGAGAAGGCTTAGAGCAATTGAATTGGAATCTATACAATAACAGCATAAATAGGGGCTTAGATGGTAGCTCATGGCAGCGAGTTAAGCGGTTTAAGCTACTCAGCAAGATAGCGAGTGTTAAGCGCGAAGGTTTGAAGTTGGTAGATGTAAAGGATAAAGGTAGCTTAACGCCTTTGGTTAAGTTTAGGCCGAATGAATTGGAATTGGTCGAAGTTTTGGGTTAGTTCGTCGAAAATAGTTTAGTGTTATGAAGTGATATCCTACTTTTGATTCATCAAACAACAAGGAAATGACAAACGCAGCTAACACATCGGTACTACTTAAAACAAACAACTTTGGCAAATGGACATTTGTTACTTTAGGAGAATTTGACAAATTGAACAAAATAGCAACAGAAAACAATAAAGGCAATGAGTTTTTTGGAATTACCCAAAAATGGGTAGCTGTAAAAGATGGAAATGATTTTTTTAACGCTGAAATAGGACAATTTGAACCAAAACAAGCTGCTCAATAGGGCAGCTTTAAAATTGCAAATATGGGGCATAGGCAAAAAATGACCGATAATCAAAGGCTTAAATTTGATTTAGTTTCTTACAAAAGAAAACTTGAAGCAAACAAAGGATTTAACTTTCAATATCACAACGAAGAATTAGAAATAGAATTGAAAAAAAAGGGCTATAAATGGCACATATTTTCTCCATTTATGGATGCAACTAAATCTGTTTTATTTGCCAAAGAAGAAGTTAAAAAGCTAAGAAAATCAGGACACTACGCTCGCATAATTTGTGGAAGAACGCAAACGCAACAAAAAGAAAAACACTACTCAATAGCATATAAATTAAAAAAATAAAATTAACTCCTTTTCATTCTTATACCTTAGCCCCGATTGTTACGAGTCGGGGCTTTTTAAAAAAGTAAATAAAACAAAATGATAGTCAAAGAAAAAAGCATTATTGAGTTCTTTAGAAAACACGTTATAGGATTTGAAGAGCTAAAACAAGACCAACACTACAACCCGTACTACCTTATGAGAGATCAACTATTTGTTCGTGGGCTTGCAAGTTCGGTTGACAAGTCGGATGTCTTTAAGTTTCAAATTATAGACTTTGCTAAAAACTCTCAAAGCAAACTAACCAATATCTACACATACAATCTTTACCCATACGATGACGTTTGCCATGTTTTAGAGTTGGTAGATTTCAGCACAGAAGTTTCCGAAGTAAGCAAATAGTATTCTTCTTATCATTTCCATTGTTGAGCCCTACTTTAGCGAGTAGGGCTTTTTTATGCGCTTAACTATCAATTTTATCAATTCGTCGAATATTATTTGCTAATAACTATATTTGTACTATGGCAAAGAAAAAAAGTGCAAAGCAAAAGGAAGCTGAAAAAGAGCTAACTAAGAAGCTAGAAGCGCTAAAACGTCACGAATTAGTAAAGAAATGATACTTAAAGAGCTTTTAGAAATAGACGAAGAGAAGCGCTTAGAGTTCGTGAAAGCGAACAAAGCAGCTATTTTAAAAGCGAAAAAAGGTCAGCTTAAAACTTGTGACGCTATCTATTCAGCGCCAAGACAAACAAAGACGACTGCAACCAAAGCAGACGGAACAGGCGAAAGCGGTGTTTATGAGATTGTAGGCAATTCGGTAGGCTTCTTAGACTCGCATCAAGATGTATCTATGCGTGGAAGCTTTGATAAGACCGTTAGAGAGCGTGGAAATCAAGTGCCAATACTTATCAACCATGACCATACACCGAGCGCAATATTCGCACGTAATATGGGCGTTGAAGTAAAGGAAATTGCTATTGCTCAACTAGGCTATGACATGGTAGGAACTACACAAGTAGTATCTGCTAAGATAGCGCCCGTTTACGATGCTCACATGGCTACATTATACGCTAACGGCGAAGTAAAGCAACATTCAATCGGATTGAAATACGTTAAGATTGAATTAGCAATGAACGACGAAAGCGACAATGAAGCCTTCGCCAATTGGAATAAATATTTACCCGAAGTTATTAACCGGTCAGATGCTGAAAAGCTAGGCTATTTCTTCGCGGTAAAAGAACAACAACTATTTGAAATTTCAGCCGTAGTATTCGGTTCAAATCAATATACACCAACGTTATCACTTCAAAATGAGCCGCAAAAAGCACTCGTTGAATGGAAGCCGATTGATTGGAAAGCAAAATTTTTATCAATTAATTAAACCAAACAAATGAGTGAATTTGTAACAGCCAAACAACTCGAAGCAGAAGTTGAAGGCGGAATAAAACAACTTAAAGGCTTAATAGACGAAGCTAACAAGCAGTCACAAGCCAAGATTGCCGATAAAGTAGATAAAACTACTTTCGACAACATCAATACCTTAGTTAACGATCTTAAAGAAAAGAACGAAAAGCTACAAGACCATTACGACACGATGGACGCCGAGCTTGAGAAATTCAAGAAAGAAGGTAGTATAAAGCAAGTTTCAGGCGGAATGTTTGCACAAGAATTTCAGAAAGCTATTGACGAAAAAGGCGGCAACATAGCACAAGCATTTAAAGATGCTCGCGGTCGTTTGAACTTAGAGCTTAATAACCTTACTGGCAAAGCAGTTGGCACAATGACCACAGCGGCTAGTTTGACAAACGAAGTAATTGCAGCCGATTACATTCCTTCAATCGTAGAGATTGCAAGACGTGACACTTATGTAAGGAGCTTATTCAGACAAGGCACAACCACTTCAAATACTATGCGCTTTGTTCGTGAAGTAGCTGGCGAAGGTGCTGTGACTACAGTAGCGGAAGGAGCTGCTAAGCCACAAGTTGACAGAGATTTCACCGCTTACGATGCGCCTGTTGAAACGATTGCCGGTTATGTGAAAATATCAATGCAATTGTTAGACGATATGAGTGCATTGAGAACGTTCATACCTAATATGCTACAAAAGGATATTAGAGAGCTTGAAGATGCTCAGTTTTTGTATGGTGACGGATCTACTCCAAATTTAGGCGGTATTTCTAAGGCGGGCAATTTCACAGCTTTTGCAGCGTGGGAAGCGGATGCCAACGCTCAACTTTTGGACTTGTTAATGTCTGCAGTTGTTCAGCTTGAAAGTGCTTATCAGTACGCTAATGGCATCTTATTGCACCCGAAAGATTGGTTAACTCTTTACAACTTGAAAGACAGTACTAACGCTTACTTGCGTGGGTTGAGCTTAGACCAAAGCACAAACAGATTGAACTTGTTAGGAGTGCCGATTATCAAGTCGACAGCCGTAACACAAGGTCAATACTTTGTTGCAGATTGGACTAAAAACGCAATGATCTTTGATAGAATGGGTATTGATATCCGATTCTTTGAGCAAGACAGCGACAACGTAACCAAGAACTTAATCACCGTAAGGGGTGAAGAGAGATTGGCTTTCCCTGTGCTTGACACTACCGCTTCAATTTATGGAGTTATAGCAACTGACATTGCTAAGATTGTAAATTACTATTAGAATAATTAAGGGGGTGTCACAGCCCCCTTTTATACTTTAATTATGGCAAATTACAAAGCATTAAAAACACACCTAGCTGATAAGATGTATCACAAGGGCGATGTTATAACTTACAAAGGGCAAAGGTTACTTGATAACCTAGCTAACGGTAATTGCGGTGAAGAGATTAAGAGCGTTTTAGTACCGATTGAAAAGAAGAAAAAAACAACTAAAAAGAAATAGATGGCACAAGATGGCGGCATATTCGGGCGATTTGGCTTCGATAGATTAACAAGCGCTGACGGCGCAACTTCGGGTAGTTGGTTTGCTATTAAGGCGGCTAACGGTGCCGATTTAGTACTGACAACTGGAACAACTACAAGCGATTGTTCTAACATAGATGGAGATACCATTATTAGTGGGGATGTTGTTTATGCCCCATTAACAACAATAACAGTCAGTTCAGGGACTTGTTACGCTTATAGAAATAAATAACATGACATATTACTCAATAGACGTAGAGAAAACACAAGCGGCAGGCACACACCTAACCAACGCACAAGTAGACAACTATTTGAAGGTTGAATTTGATGTGACCGCCGAAAATACGTTAATTGATAATATGACGAAAGCGGCAGAAGAACAAGCCGAAGAGTTCTGCAACTTATGTATAAACGAACACGATGTAACGCTTAGAATAACCGATGTTGAGACGGATAATGGAACTGATTATGTGCAGTTTAATCTACCTTATCGCGGCACTATTAGCAGCTTGGTGGTCAATAGTGTATATCAAGGAACAAATACTCTTATTGCTTCAACGGGGTACTATATTAAGGGAAAGAATACACTTGTAATATTAGACCTTAATAGTGTTGATACTGATTACTTAATAACTTATACTGTAACACCTTCTAACCTTCCAATAGGCTTAGATGTTGCAATCTATAAGTTAATAGGCGATTTCTACACTAACAGAACAAATGAAGGCATAGCACAAGTATTTAGAATTAGCGAAGGAACGCGAGCAGTTTTATCACCATTTCAAGATGTCAAATCATGGATATAAGATTAGTTACTTGCGTTTATAAGCGCCCTGAAATTACGCGGGCATTCTTGCATCACCTTGAATGGTTGAGAGAAGAAACAGAATTAGAATTACCTATTTCGATTGCATACAGCAACGACGAAGATTTAAAGGTAATTGAAGAAAGTGAAGTTGAGAATATCCACCTTGTAAGACTAGGAAACAATCCAGTCGGCAAAAAGTGGAATGACTTATATAAGGCGGTAATAGCCGACACAACGGAGAGCCACTTTGTAGGGATTGGCAGCGATGACTTTTTAAATGCCGAATACTTAAAGAGCTTAACGCCACATCACCACGCGGGCGTTGATAGCTTCTTAATTTATAGCCCTATGCACCGAAAGGTAGTAAGGCATGATTTGAGTAGAAGCCCATTTGTGTTAACCGGTGCGGGCCGAATGTTAAGCCGTGAAGCGGTAGAAACTATCTTTCTGCAAAGACATGATTTATACTGTGTAAAGTTAAATGGGGGCCTAGATAATAACAGCGAGTTAGTCTTAAAGAAGCACGGTTTTCAACCTGTTTTATTGAGCTTTGAAAATGCTTTTGTTGACGTTAAAAGCGAAACTAACATTCATAGCTTTGAAGAATTTGAAGTCAACGACGAAGCGAGCTATTCGCTACTATCTGAAATAATGCCTAATGTTAGATTTGAATGAGACCAAAACCAATAAGCATAGGGGATTTTAACCAACGAGTAACGTTTTACACGCAAAGTACAAGCGGTGTTAACTCGTTTGGTAATCCTATTCTTAGCACGGGTACGGGTGTTGTTAGGTGGGCAGATGTAGCCGAGAAAATGAAGAGCTACGTCAAAGAAGATGGCGGTATTGAATACCAAAACGAATACATTATAACCGTGCGAAGGCCGTTAACAGTTGCGGAAGGTGACAGAGTAGATTTTAACAGCTTAGAGTGCCATATTACTAGCATAGAAGTAACACAAGCTACCTACTACATTTTAAAAGCGGTAGCGATAGCATGAAACAGATTGAGCTAACCATATCGAAAAACGAGCTAAAGAAATTCAAAAAAGGCGTGGACCTATTCGGGCTTAATGTGGCTAAGCGAACTAAAATAGCGCTATTAGCTGCGGGCTTGGAAGGTGAAAGCGTGGCACGTGCTAAGTCGCCTGTTGGTACTCCTGAAAGCACGGGCATTCGCGGTTATGCGGGTGGAAACTTAAAGGCTTCAAACGGTTGGCGTTCAATATTAAACGGCTTCGGTGTTGAGATATTTAACAATGCTGAATATGCCCAGTATGTAAACGATGGCACAAGTAGAATGAAAGCAAGGCCATTTTTTCAGAAAGGATTTAATGCAGCGGTAGGAAAATTTAAAAGACTTATGCGCTCGTGAAAAACCCTATACTATACATAAAGCAAGCGATTTACACGGCGCTAAATGTAGCGAGTGTAACGACCGTAAGCGGGCAAAGCGTGAGCATTTACACAGATGCACCGAAAGAACCACCAGCTAACTTTATTTGGGGCGGGTCACTTGGTTATGTCGATTTAGGTACTAAAAATAGCTTTGTTGGTAGCGTTGATTATGAAGTTACAATTGTAACCAAAACGAACGTAGCGCAACCTGACAGCACACTACTTGAAGAGATAACAAACGAAGCGTTACAAGTGCTAGTAAGTAGGGGCGTTGGCTTACCCGAAGCAACGGGAAACTTTGACATTTATAGCGTTATAGTTAACGATATTAGCAACGATAGCACATTGATAGATAACAAACTAGAGATGTACAACAAGATTAATCTAACAATATTATGCAACGAACTTTAAAATTAAAATAATATGGCGGTTGTGAATGGTACAGTCTATGTTTACAGCACAGACGGAAATGTAATTGGAGCATCAACGAATGCTTCAATTAGCTTATCGGTAGATTTACCCGATGCAACTACAAAAGACAGCGGCGGTTGGGCTGAACATATTCAAGGGCTTCGCTCTTGGGAAGGTAGCTTTGAAGGTCTTTATGATCCGAGCGAAACTTACACAATTAAAGAAATTTTTGACCTTATCAACTCGCGTACTGATTGGGCGGTAGTGTTCCAACACACAAGCGCAACAGCGGGAACTTTGAGCTTTACCGGCACAGCTTCTTTTTCATCTTTGGAGCTTACTTCTGAAATGGAAGCTAGTATGGGATGGACAACAAGTTTTACAGGTAATGGAGCTTTAGCAGCCGTTGAATTAACATAGAATGACTGGCATTTTTGAAATAGAACCGTTGAAAGTTAGGGGGCAGTTTTGTCTCCTAGCTTTTAAATACTATTCAGAGCATTATGGTGGTGTATTACCGCAAGATTTGCTTAGTCATATTTTCGTTAATCAGACTATTCACAGCTTTAGATTTAATGATTTACTTTATTACAGTTGTAAGGCTTATTCTGAGTTAACAGACGAGCTATTTGATTACAACTATAAGAAGTTTTCAAACGATTGCGCTAAGATTAACCAAGACGAAATAACTCAACTTATTAATAAGTTATGGGAAGCCGAAATGTTAGGCTCTACTATCTTAGAAATAATGAAAAAGGGTATTGAAGTCGAAGCAAAAAAAAAGCGCCAACCTTTGAAGAAGTCTACTGCACAGGTTTAAGAATTGGCTTAAAACCAAAGGAGTTTTGGAGTATGTCAAGTGGCGAGTTTTACGTGTACCTAGACGGGTATCACGAACGAAACGAAAACGCCAAAGAGAATACAAGGCTAATAATGTGGAGTGCGATTGCTCCGCATAGCAAAAAGAAAATTAAGCCGAAAGATTTAATACCTTTGAGTAGGGACAAGACTGTTACAACGCAGTTAAAAGACCAAGTAAGTAAGCAAGATTACCTTATTAAAAAAGAGCAAATAGAGCGATGGCACAAGAGAAACAAGACATCTTAGTAGCGAAGTTAATGGCTGATGTTAGCTCTTTTAAAAAGGGTATGAACGAAGCCACAACTAAGGCAAATAATAGCGCAAATAAGCTGCAAAAGACATTTGCCAAAGTAGGTAATGCAATGAAATTTGCCCTAGCTGCGGGCGTTGCTTTCCTTGCTTACGATGCTATCAATACAGTAAAAGACTTTGAGCAAGGTATAGCTAACCTTGCAGCCGTAACGGGCCAAAGTATTAAGGAAGTTGAAGGTCTTAAAAAAGAAGCGTTAAAATTAGGCGGGGCAACAGCTTATACTGCCAATGAAGTAACGCAACTTCAAACAGAACTAGCAAAGCTAGGTTTTAGAGAGCGTGACATAATTAACCTTACTAAACCTATTCTAAACCTTGCACAAGCAACGGGAACGGATTTAGCAAACGCGGCAGCTTTAGCGGGTAGCGTGGTTCAATCGTTTGGATTAGAAGCAAAAGACACGGTTAGTATAGTCGATATAATGACCAAGTCATTTAGTGCAAGTGCTTTAGATATTAGGAAATTTGAAGTCGGAATTCGACAAGTAGCACCCGTAGCGAAGCAAGCTAACGTACAACTTAGTGAAGTTACTGCAATGTTAGGCGTGTTAGCTAATAACGGTGTAAGAGCCGAAACTGCAGGCGTTGGACTTAGAAACATACTACTAGAAGCCGCAAAGCGGGGCAAACCATTTGAAGAACTACTAAGAGAAATAAACGAAAGCACGGATAAGGCAGCCGTAGCTATGGAGTTATTCGGTAAAGAAAACGCGGCAGTAGGTGTTATTTTAGCAGAAAGCACAGCGAAAGTTGCAGAATTAAATACCGAGTTAATAAAAAGTCAAGGTACGGCACAAGAAATGGCCGATAAACAACTTGATACTTTAACGGGTTCAATAACCTTATTAACAAGTGCTTGGGATGGGTTTATATTGAGCCTTGAAGATGGAGATAAAGCAATAAGTAAATTTACTAAGACTACTTTAAGAACGTTTACTAGAGCTTTACAAACGTTAACTAACCTTTCCAATTACATGGAAACGGTTAACCCATTTAAATCAATAAACGAATACTCAAAAGAAACTTTAGACTTAATACTTGACATAGGTCGAAGCGCTCAAAGCGGTGAAGATTACGCTAAAATATTAGCTCCTTTAAATGCAGAAGTCGAAGCGATGGACTTTAGCACATTAAAGACTAGCTTAGGGGATATTAAGTTGCAATTTCAAACCTTACTAGACGAGCAAGGCGACGACGTAGAAACTGTAACGACCTTATGGAATAGGTATAAAGAAAGAATAGTTGACGCTGCAAGTGCCGCAAGACAAGCGGCATGGGATAGCGAAGGTTTAAATGCTGAAATAGTAGATACTTCTACTAACTTAGAAGAAGTTACAAAAGACCTTGAAACAGTAGCAGAAGTAACAGAAAAAGCACGTAAAAACTTAGACGCCTTAGGCGGTAGCTTTTACAACTTAGGCACGGCTGTTAATAACTCAAAAGCCCCAATAGGCAACTTTAATGCGGGTCTTGACGAAAGTATGGTTAAGCAACAAAAGGAGATGCAAATAACCAATGCGCTTTCACAAGGATTTCAACAAGCATTCACAGAGATAGGATATGCAGCGGTTAATGGTCTAGGATTAGCGGCAACGGGATTGCAAGGCTTCTTAGGCGTAATGATACAAACAGCAACGCAAGCTATCGGAGTGGCGCTAAGCCAATCTTTGGCAAATGGAGTATTAGCTTCGACTAACTTAGCGGCTTCGTTAGGGCCAGCGGGTATTGCAGCCTTACCCGTTTTAATTGGTGGCGCAATAGCAGCGGTAAAAGCTGGCTTTAGTCAAGTACCCGCACTAGCTAACGGTGGTATAGCTTCAGGGCCAACTATGGCGCTTGTTGGTGAGTATAGCGGTGCAAGAAGTAACCCCGAAGTAATTGCGCCTTTAAACAAGCTGCAAAACATGATTAACGGCGGCAACGGTGGCGGTGGCAATGGCGGCTTCGTAGCATCAACCAAGATACAAGGTAGCGACTTGCTCGTTTCAATAGAGCGAGCTACAAATCAACGAAATAGAACACGCGGTTTTTAATGGCAGATGTAATACTTACAAGCGAATTTACTTCTAATCAAGATATTGATTATAAGGTTGAAATTATAGACACGACAGCAGGTAGTCCTTTGACTAACACCTTCAAAGTACAAGATGTAATTTTAACCTACGATCCTGTAACGGATGCCGCAACGGGGCAAGTCATACCTTCGCTATGTGAAATATTTTGTTGGAATGAAGGCGGTTATTTCAACAATACTTTTATACCGGCATTAATTCAGACTCAACAAAAGCAATTCCAAATAAAAGTTTACCAAGACACGGGCAGCGGTTATTCGTTGTGGTGGTTCGGTTGGGTTATTCAAGACGTAATGGTTGAAGATGAAGCAGCGCAACCTAGACAATTCAAGTTAACGGCTGTCGATGGTCTTTCGATGTTGAAGGATAAAGAATATGACAACGTAAATACAGACTCAAACAATTGCAGCGCTATACATAAGATATTAATTAATGCTTTAGCAAAGAATAGCCTTAATTCTTTGGTAGGGGCGAGTGCTGATTTCTTAGTCACTACGGTCGATTGGTGGGAAGATAGCATGACATACGGGGCAACAACAGACCCATGTACCTTATCATTTGTTGACGTGCGAGTCTGGAATATATTCTCTAACTATTGGGAGCGCGGATATGTAGATGCTTTGAGCGTAATAACTCAACTATGCGTAACGTTTGGCGCAAGGTTATACTTAGCAGATGGAGCTTATAGATTTGAGCAATACAACGAGCGTGAAGGCACGACAATGCGCGAAGTGGCTTATCGGTACAACTACACTCAAAACAGCGCAACAGATAGCGCAACAAGAGAGAAAGCGATAGGAACTAATACAAGCCTTACAAGTGCAAGAGCAAGGGGAAACCAAGAAGGGTTTTTGCCTTCAATAAAACGGTGCGAAATAACTTATAAACCTTTGTTTTTAACTAAAGACTTTGGACAATTCAGTTATACAGAAACGAGCAACGCAGCGGCAACGGTTGGTTATAACCCTAGCACTACAAACGCGGGGCTAAGCGTTAATATTGATTATTGGGCTTATGCAGCGGGCAATATGACTCTAGGTCGAAAGACTGAAATGGAGTTTTATATTGTTTTATCTTTAGCTGTTTCAGGTGGAACGACATACTACTATGAGAATGTAGGTAGTGGCAGATGGACAACATCAAGCAGTCAATATGTATTTACTACTCCGCAAACAAAGTTGGCAACGGACGGTTATGTTGCTTTTGGATCGTTTAACTTATCGACAAAAGACCTACCAGCAGACGGCGACATTTCTTTAAGAATATACTTAAACCAAACGCAACAAAAGCCATTTACTACGAATACTTGGTCTAGCGTAACACCAACAACCGAGAAATACACAATAGCAGCGCAAATATCTATTTCGGACGGCGAAGAAAGAGACGGCGAAGAGATATGGTATTCCGAATCAACTAACGCAAGTATAGGAGATGACGAAATTTTGCAAGTAGGAGAGACAAACGTTGGAGATGGTGCTTTGCAGACGGGCAGAGTTTGGCTCAAAGCAGGCGGTACAACGGGCGCAATAAGAGCTTCGACCAATTGGCGAAAAGGGAACAGCGGAACTTACCAAAGGCTCTTAGATTTGTGCGCTACTAACCAACAATCTTACTACCATCAACCTTTACAGATTTATGACGGTGATTTGTATTACTCCGATTCTTTCGCTTATCGCGTAAATTGGGATGGTAAATTCTACCTACCGTTAAATGCTTCATTCAGTTGCAATCAAGGTATTTGGTCAGGGCGTTGGTGGGTGATTGACTCGGACGGCTCAGATATTACGGCTCAAACTAAGCTAATAAAAAGGCGTGACTTATTCAGAAGGC